AGTTCATTCTACCATAACTAGGACGCCCAGTTACAAGTCCTTCACGAACAAGTTGTGCAGAAGGAACTTCACCTAGTTCTTTGACTTTCTCACGAAACCAACGAACACTACGTTCCTTACCACCTGTCTTTTCTAGTATGCCTTCAATTATCTCTGCCATACTTGTATTTATACGTCTATCCTAGATGGTCTTCAGTAAGTATTTTAAATTCCATTTGTCTGTCATTACAAAATTCTACTGCCGCTTCCCACTTTGCTTTGTTCACACCCCATGTACGGACTTCTTGAACAAATCGTGGTGTCTTGCGTTTTGGTGTTTTGGGTGGGCCACATTGTGCTTTAGGTTTTACCTCTATTAACATCTTTTTGATAGATCCGTTTTTTTGTTTAACTTTTATATAAAAATCTGGGAAATAACGGTGCCTTCTACCATCTAGGGGAGATATATAAGGTATGATAATTTCTTCACTACCCCATTCTAGGATAGCGTCATTTCTGTCACAATAAACCATAAATTTACGTTCCCACAAACTACGATAAATAATTTTATCAGGATCGCCCTTATATTTTCTTGGTTTGGATGGAATATATCTGCCTCTGTATGCCATGTCTATATAAATACTTTCACAATGTATAGGACTATTTAGATATGGCAGTATTAGAAAATTTAGGAACAGGGGTTGGTGAAAAGAGAATTTTAAGTTATCCATCAAATCTTTCATCATCACAAGCAAATTATTATGTACAGTTTGATATTAATGTTCAAGACAAAGCAAAGATAGACTTTGGTTCAACTGCATATGCTACAGATGCAATTGGTAATCCATCAGAGTTTAGTACTATATCAGTTCCAAGAGCCCCAGTTAAAAGATTAGGCACATCAATATTTTTGTACATGCCATCTCAGATTGAACTCAGTCACAAATCACAATACGGTGAAGCAGAGATTGGTTCGTTAGTTGCTGCTGCGTTATCTGGTGTAAAAGGACTTTCTGGACAGGGTCTTGATGTTAACACAATGATTAATAATGTAGGACAAGAAACAAAGAATAAAATAGCTGGTGTTCTAGAAGCAACTATTGCTCCAGGCGCTAAAGCTGCACAATCAATTATTGATGGTAAAGTCACAAACAACAGAACAGAAATGAAGTTTGAAGGTATTGATAGACGTACTTTTTCATATACTTTTAGACTATTACCAAAATCAGCTGAAGAAGCAAGAGATGTAGAAGAGATTGTTACTTTGTTCAGATTTCATTCGATGCCTGAATTTGAAGGTAGTGTAGGTTCTGGTAGAACAATGATTGTTCCCTCTACATTTAATATTACATATCATCCAAATATTCATTTACATAGAGTTGGTGAATGTGCATTAGAATCAGTAGATGTTAAATTTGGTGGTGAACGTCCACAGTTCTTTAAAGATCACCAACCAGTAGAAACTGAACTAACTTTAACCTTTAAAGAACTTGATCTTGTAACAAAAGAAAAAGTTGCGATAGGATTCTAATATGTCATATTTTAAACAGTTCCCTAAAGTTACAGTTGATATGCATGAAGGCGCTAACAAAGTGTTACTTACAGATATTACCAGAAGAGTAAGATTTTTTGATTTAGCAAAACAAAACAATGTCACTTATGATTTCTATGATGTAAAATCTGGAGAAACACCAGAGTATATTGCAAATGTATTTTACGGTGATCCACTACTACATTGGATTGTCCTATTATCTAATGACATAGAAAACATTTACACAGACTGGCCAATGTCAGTACAACAGTTTGAAAATTATGTACACGACAAGTATGATGATGTTAATGCTGTTCATCATTATGAAGTAGAACAATCGTCTGGTGATACATCAAAGGTTATTGAAATCCCAAATGATCCAGCGAACACTATACCAGTTGGTGCAGTAACAGTAACGAATTATGAGTATGAAGAAAGATTAGAAGATACCAAAAGAAGAATTAGACTTCTCAAACCAGAATTTGTAAGACAGGTAAAACAGGAATTGAAATCTAGATTGCGTGGTAATTAATAATGGCAGATATACAGTATGCTGGTGAATATATTATTGAAGAATGTAAACTACTTACTGTAGGTGGTTTAGAATTAGACTTAATTGATCTTATAGCTTCAGTAGATATTTACGAAGATATCTTTCAAAACTCTATATCAGGTGATATATCATTTACTGATACAAATGATGTTATCGGTAATGCTCGTATATCTGGACAAGAAAAACTAAAACTAAAACTGTCCACACCAAACAAAGATGATACAGATGACAGAAATGTAGTTATTAACTTTACTGAACAACCTCTCTACATTTATAAAATTAACAGTAAAGTAAATATAAACGATAAAACAGTTGCATTTAGTTTGTCATTTACTACAGCTGAGTTGGTAAGAAATAATAATATTAGAGTTGTTCAATCATTTAGTGGTGAACCTTCTGTCGATATCATTAAAAGAATCTTGCGTGACAGCGAAATGTTAAACTCAAAAAAAGAGTTTTACTATGAAGAAACCTCAAATAAATTCAAACTAATTGCACCCAACACAAGACCTTTTCAGTTTATCAATGCTCTTGCAAGACGATGTACTTCAAGAGAGTATGACTATGCACCAACATTTCTATTTTACGAAACTGTAAAGGGGTATTTCTTTAGAACCATAGACAGTATGATGGATAGAAAAAATCCACGATTAGTGTATCGTGAACTTACTGCAAATGAAGAAGAGATTAGAAATAGGCCAGACTTGTTACTTCAGAATATTCTAGACTACGATGTTGTTTCAACAACAAATACTCTTGCAAGTAGACGTTCTGGAATGTATGCATCTAAATTGTATTTACTTGATCTTATGAATAAAGATTACAGAGAATACGACTATGATTATCTGCAAGAGTTTGATAGAGATGTGCATGTAGATGAGTTTAACAGGTACGGTTCTGAAAAGGGCCCTGCTGTGTCTGAACTTATTGATGACTACAACAAAACAATTTCAGAGTATCCAGATGCAACGGTATATCTACAAACAATAGATAGAGATATACCAAACGGATTATTCAATCCAGCATTTACTGAGACATTCGATTATATGGGAACAGACAAATGGTTGCAAAGAAGAAAGTCTCGTATTGCTTCTTTGAACTCTGCTGTTTCACTAAGACTTAAAGTGTCTGGCAATACTACATTACAGGCTGGTGATCTTATCGGTGTTATCATTAAAGATAAACTAAACGATGAAGATGACCAAACATTGACAGGCAAATATCTCGTATCTAAATTACACCACAAATTTTCAAGAGGTGATGGATTATACAAACATGAGATTCTTATGGATTGTGTAAGAGATACAGTTCAAACCAAATATCCGTCTAAGGGTGTTGTACATATTGATGGAGGCAGTTCATTAGATGAACTTATTCCAAGAGGTAGTGCTGACCCTGGCGAGGTAATGTTTTAAAGGAGGGCTAAAAAAACAACTCTTTGTTATGATTTAACCAATTTCAAATTAACGAGGCAAAACATGACATCCAAACTCAAAAACCGATTACGCAAAATGAATTTTCAAAGAACACCAATTCGATCAGTAGTGGTTGCAAACGATAAGGAGACTAAATACTATGAGGAAATGTATAAGAAAAGAACTATGGAGTTGTTAGGACTACAACATGAAAACATTCAACGAATTACAGGAGGGAGTTTACGATCCCAATATATTTAAAGCAATCTTCCTAGCTGGTGGGCCAGGCAGCGGTAAGTCCTATGTTGTTCGTAGAACAACTGGTGGATTGGGTATGAAGATTGTGAACTCTGACGATATCTATGAAAAGATGTTGAAAGATGCTGGATTAGAAGCTTCCCCAGAAGATATTTTCTCTGACAAAGGACAAGAGATTCGTCTTAAAGCAAAAGCAACAACTAAGCGTATGCAAGGAAACTTCTTGGAAGGGCGACTAGGACTTATCATTGACGGTACTGGTAAAGATTATGATAAAATTGCAAGACAGGTTCAAGGACTGAAAAAACTTGGATATGAAACTTATATGATTTTTGTGAACACCTCATTGGATACTGCACAAGAACGTAATAGGATGCGTTCTCGTACATTGCCTGAGAAACAAGTAGAAGCAATGTGGAAAGAGGTTCAAAAGAACATCGGTAAGTTTCAATCATTGTTTGGTACATCTGGTATGATTATTGTAGACAATAATGATGCTGGTGAGGATGTATTCAATAAAGTCTGGAAACGATGTATGATGTTAGTTAAGAAAAAGGTAACGAATCACATTGCAAAAAGATGGATTAATTCTGAACTTGCCAAGAAAAAAAGATAAAAAAATACAATAAACCCCCCAGATTTACTCTAAAGCCCTGTTTTTACAGGGCTTTTTTTTAATTTTTTTTCTGAAAAACGCTTGACTTATGTTATCAAAGCAGGTAAGATCATTATGTAAGTTAGAGAAAGAGAGAATCACATGATACATAAAGAGTTTACTTCTAGTCAGTTATTCACGCTTCGTGAAATTGTTGAAGAACAAGTAGATTGGATGTTTAGTGATGCAGAAGAAATCGGTTCTTCTGATATGAGTATTTGTGCTCGAGAAATTTT